ACGTTACTTAATATTATCAAACCAAAAAAATTATAAAAAACGTATTGATACTATTGGTTTAGATGCTATTGAGGAAGATGAGGAACATTCATACAGCATCGATGATTCATCGCATGATGAGCGTTTATCGATGTATATAGACATTTATACTGAGTATGTCACTAAACACATTTATACTTTATTTCCTAAAGAATATGACGCTAGAATTGCGGATGCTATTTTAGAATTATTTCGCAAAAGAGAACATTTAGATATATTTAATAAAAAAGCCCTTTACATTTATATCCGTGAAATTATAGATGTTAAAACACCTAAAATTACCAAAATAGCAAATCAACTCTACGACATTTTTAAGGAAGGTTATATATTTTATTTAGAATACGGACATACAAATTTTTAGTTTTCATATTTATAAGAAACTAACTGTATATTTATGTCACAATTTGATAATGTAATTTTTGGTAAGAAAAAATTCTCCGATGTTTTAGAGGAAATTTACAATAACCAACAGAAAAAAGATAAACAAGTAACAGCTCTAATTAATGAGTTAAAACCCTTAATTTCTGATATTGGTGATGCTACTTTAGTTGTTCCTTTAATTAAGGAATATATGGAAATTAGTGTTAAAAACGATGATATTCTAATTAAAATGGCTGCTTTAGCTCAACGTGCTATGGCAACAGTAACATCTGATGGTTCTCTTACTATTTCCGATGAGGAAAAAGATCAATTATTAGCTGCTATGAACGAATTAAAAGGAGGTAAATAATGGCTTATGGGTTTGGTGCTTTAAATAAAAATCTTAACACAAAAAATAATTTTAGTGTTAATAATGCTCTTAAACAAGATAATATTCTTAGCACCGGAAGGGTAATTAATGTTATTTTAGATGGAGATGATGCTAATGCTATTGGTGATATTGAATTTATTGATTACAAATCAACTCCAGGAGATGTTTCAACTACATCTACATCTAATAACAGATTAACAGCAAAACCCTTATTTCCAAATGTAAAAAATTATCCTCTAGTAAATGAGTTAGTAGTAATTCTAAGACAACCAGATATTGGAATTAAAGCAACAACCGCTAGTAAATCTATTTATTATTTAAACATTTTAAGTCTTTGGAATCATCCCCACCATAATGCTCTCCCATATGCCGAAGGTAATTTAAGTCAAACTCAACAAAAAAGTTACTTACAAACTACATTAGGAAGTCCTAGAGTAGTAACAGATCAACCTACTGAAATTTATTTTGGTGAAACTTTTAAAGAAAGAGATAATATTAATCCCTTATTGCCTTTTGAAGGAGATGTAATATATGAAGGTAGATGGGGAAATAGTATTAGATTTGGTTCTACTGTTAAAAATAGACCTAATGATTGGTCATCAACAGGTACTGATGGTGACCCTATAATGATAATAAGAAATGGTCAAGGTATTAATCCTGGAAATGGATGGCAACACATTACTGAAGATATAAATAAAGATTTAGGATCTATTTATTTTAGTTCAACTCAAAAAATCCCATTAAATGCCTCTAGTACCTCTTATGTTAGTTATAAATCAAATCCCCCAATATTACCTTCTCAATATACATCAAATCAACTTATAATTTCATCTGGAAGGTTAGTATTTAATTCATCCGTAGACCATATTTTATTTAGTTCTAAAAAATCAATTAATTTAAATGCTGTTGAAAGTGTTAATATTGATGCTCCAACTACAGTAATTCAATCAACAAATACATATATTGGTTCAAAGAACGCAAACGAACCTTTATTATTAGGAAACCAAACAATTAATTTATTAAACCAATTAATTTCTAATCTATCAGGATTTATGACTGTTTGTTCAACAGCAGTATCAACCCCACCAGGCACTCCTTTAGTTCAATTGAATGTAGCAGCTGCTCAAGTAAATACTTCTTTACAAGCATTACAAGCAAATTTAGACACTTTAAAATCTAAATATAATTATACTGTATAATGGCTTCACCTTTAGATATAGAACAACAACGATTACAAGAAGCTGCTTCTACTGCTGCTAAATCTAAATCAGCAAGTGAAAAAAAGGTTGACGCTACAGCTATTGAACAAGCAACCCCCGATAATTTAAAAGCTAAAGGAGCCGCTAAATTACCTCAATTGATCTATATTTTAGGAAGTCAAGTAAATACAATTATTCAACCTTCTATTAATAAATTAACTACCGATTATGTTTCTAAATATCAAACTAGTGGAGTATGTCTTACTCCCGCTGAATTAAATAGACTAAGACAACAAAGAGATTTAATAGTTAATCAATTAAATAATATAGGAAATAAAATTGAAGTTTTAGGTACATCTATTACTGGGTTATCCTTTTTCTTAAACACAGTATTATCAATAATTACTACTGTTGATTTAGCATCTATAGTTACATCTGTAGCATTAAAAACCCCTCCTGCTAGTGCTTTACCTACTCCAGGTGTTATAACAACTTTATTAAATGATGCTCAAACATTAATTAGAAAAGTTACTTTTGATCAATATGGTAACTCAAAATTATCTAAATATCAATCAGTATTAGCAGGTTCAGCATTAATTTTATCTATTATTGGTAATTATATATTAACAGCTGTTGAAGCTTTAAAATTAATAGATAATGTTTTACAAACATGTGACCCAAATAATACATTACCTCCAATAACAAAATCAGTTCAATCTATAGCTGATGCTCAACTACAAGCACAACAAACTATTAATCAAACAACATATAACGGATTTATTATTGAAATAGAAGAAGTACCATATACACCTACAGTTAATCGTAGACGTGCTATTGGTAAAAACCAACAAGGTATTAATTTAATTCAAACAGAATTATCGTTTACAACTGATAATTTAACTTTGATTAATGAATTAAAATTAATAATCGACAGAGACAATTTAAAAGCTTATTAACTTAATATTTATAAACAATGAAACCATCAGATTTTAAAAAAATTATTAAAGAGGCAGTAAAGGAAGCTATTCAAGAAGAATTAAAAGATATTCTATTGGAAGCTGTTCGTGCCCCTAAAACAATTGTTACGGAGTCACTTAGAGACACTTATGCTCAACCACATTTATCAAAACCAAAACAATTAACCCCAGCTGAAAGACAAGCAATGTTTGGAGGTATTTTAGAGGAAATGCAAGGTGGAGGAGCCGCAACAACAGCTTATGCTGGACAATTTCAACCACAAGGACCTGTAGATGCTATTAATGGAGCATTACCTGAAGGAAATGTAGGATTAGATCAAATAATGGCTTTAATGAATAAATAATGGCATTTGGAGCAAAAAGAATATTCCCTTTAGATACCAAACCAAGTGTTGGGGTAGGGGTAGCTTTACCTTTTAATGCTCCGGCTGTTTTTAAAACAACATATACTACACAAGAATCTATTAAATATAATTTAATTAATTTCCTTTTAACAAATCAACCCGAAAGATATTTAAATCCTACTTTTGGTGGTAATTTACGAACTTTTGTATTTCAACAAATAACAGAAGGAAATTTAGAAGGATTACAAACAAATATTGAAAATTCATTATCTCTTTATTTTCCAAATGTAGTAGTAGAAGAATTTACTATTGTACCTAATGAAGATGAAAATGAAGTTAAAATTAACCTTACATATAGTATTCAAAATACAGGTATAAATGACGCAATTGAAATCCAATTTACATAATGGCTATTAGAAGAAACATATCTTACATTAATAAAGATTTTACAGAATTAAGAGCTAGTCTTGTTGACTATGCTAGAACATATTTCCCTACTACATATAATGACTTCAGTCCAGCTTCCCCTGGTATGATGTTTATGGAAATGGCTGCTTATGTTGGAGATGTTTTAGCCTTTTATTTAGATAATCAATTACAAGAAACATATTTACAATATGCTCGTCAAACTAATAATTTATATGAATTAGCTTATATGTTTGGTTATAAACCAAATGTAACTCAAGTTGCTACTACTTTTGTAAATTTTTATCAACAAGTACCAGCTATTCAATCAGGATCTATTTATGTGCCTGATTTTAGTTATGCTTTATATATTGAACCTAATTCAACAGTAACGCAAAATACAACTAATAAAGTCCCATTTTTAATTCAGGACCCTATAGATTTTTCAGTATCAAGTTCTGGAGACCCTACAGAAGTTACAGTATATGAAATTTCAGGAGTAATACCAACTAAATTCCTTTTGAAAAAAACAAGAAAAGCAATTTCTTCAACTATTGAAACAGCACAATTTCAATTTGGAGCTCCAGTTCAATACTCAACTGTTGAAATAAATGCAGAAAAAATTGTTGGAATTTTAGATATTATAGACTCAGGTTCAGGAGATACATGGTATGAAGTTGATTATTTAGGACAAGAAATGGTGTATAATTCAATCAAAAACACTAATACAAATGATCCTAATTTATCCCAATACTCAGGAGATACACCTTACATTTTAAAATTAGATAAAATCCAAAGAAGATTTGTAACTAGATTTTTGGATTCCGGTTCATTACAAATTCAATTTGGGGCAGGTACTGCAAATGATACTGATGAAGAAATTATTCCAAATCCAAATAATGTAGGAATTGGTTTACCTTTTGAACAAGATAAACTTACAACTGCATATTCTCCTGAAAATTTCTTATTTACTAAAACTTATGGTATAGCACCTTCTAATACAACTTTAGTAGTTAGATATTTAACTGGTGGAGGAGCTGTATCAAATGTTCCTGCTAATTCATTAACTGTATTTACTGGAACTGCTACATTTTTAAATTCAAATTTATCTCCCACAACAGCAAATACAATTTTTAATACTTTAGGAGTAACAAATCCTATAGCAGCTGATGGTGGAGGTGATGGAGATTCAATAGAAGAAATTAGACAAAATTCATCTGCTAATTTTGCTTCACAATTACGAAATGTAACTCAAGATGATTATTTAGTTAGAGCACTTTCTATGCCTGCTAATTATGGAGTTATTTCAAAAGCATATATTGAACCTACTAAAGCACAATCAATATCTGCTGGTGAGTCTCAATCCGTATTAGACTTGTATGTGTTGTCATATAACGTAAACAATCAATTAACCACAGCATCCACCGCTTTAAAACAAAATTTAACTACATACTTATCTCAATATAGAATGGTTAATGATTCTGTTAATATTAAAGATGCTTTTATTATTAATATTGGGGTTAATTTTAGTATTATCATATTACCTAATTACAATAGTAATGAAGTTTTATCTAAATGTATTGTTGCTTTAAAAGATTATTTTGCTATTGATAAATGGGCAATTAATCAACCTATTATACTAAGAAATATTTACATTTTACTTGATGCTATTGAAGGAGTTCAAACAGTTCAAGATATTACTATTAATAATTTAGTAGGAGAAAATTTAGGATATAGCAAATATGCTTATTCAATACCTGGAGCAACAGCAGCAAATGTAATTTATCCTTCTTTAGATCCTAGTATTTTTGAAGTCAAATACCCTAATTCAGATATCCAAGGAAGGGTAGTAAATTTATAACAAAATGGCAGTATTAAAAATATTCCCCGATAAAGACGCTACATTATATTCTCTATTCCCTAATATGAATACGGGATTAGATGAAATTGTAGAAGCAACAGAAACTGTTTTTGCTTACTCAGACCCTAATCCTCAAACAAGTAGATTTTTAATTCAATTTGCTAATGAAGATTTAGCATCGGCAATTAGTTTAATTCCACAATCTTTATTTAATTCAGGATCAACTACATCTACAGGAAGTTGGAATGCTAAATTACAATGTTTTATAGCAACTGCTACTGGGTTATCTGTTACAACATCACTTGATTGTTTTCCTGTAGCACAAAATTGGGATATGGGAACTGGAAGATATTTAGATGAACCTATATCTACAGATGGATGTAGTTGGATTTGGGCAGGATACTCAGGAAGTACTATTTGGTCAGCTCCAGTAGGTGCTACTAGTTCATTTACTTCATCTGTTCCAGCAGGAGGAGGAGTTTGGTATACTGGATCTCAATATACTTCTTCAGTTACTTTTTCATATAGAACAAATAAAGATATTAATTTAGATGTAACTAATACTGTTAAAGCTTGGACAACTAGTTCAGGCACAATACCAACAAATAAATTACCAAATTATGGTTTCCTTTTAAAACAAAATTTAGAATTTGTTGATAATAAAAATTACCAACCAGAATTAAAATATTTTTCTGTCGATACTAATACAATTTATCCTCCAGCTTTACAGATTAGTTGGAATGATTTTGTTTTTAATACTGGTTCTTCTACTCAAACAATTTTAAATACATTACCTGCTACAATTACTTTAGCACAAAACCCAGGAGTATTTTATAGTGAAAGTATAAATAGATTTAGAATAAATGCTCGCCCTGAATATCCTATTCAGTTATGGCAAACAGAATCAGTTTATTTAAATAATTATTATTTACCAACTGCTTCTTATTATGCTATTAAAGATTTAGAAACTAATGAATATATAGTTGATTTTGATCTCACTTATACTAAATTAAGTGCTGATTCTACTTCAAGTTATTTTGATATGTATATGAATTTTTTACAACCAGAAAGATATTATACTGTTTTAATTCAAAGTACGATTAACGGTTCAACAATTGTATTTAATGACCAATACTACTTTAAAGTAATTAATGGATAATGGCTGTTATAACTTTATTTAAACCTACATACGATAAAAACCAATACCAAAAGGTAATTGATACTTCTTTTACTCAATTAGGATTAATAACACCTACAAGTTCATTAGTTGCTCCTACAATATCTGTAGCTGAATTTTTTCAGAATTACCAAGAATTATTTTTTTCTATACCTAAGTTTGGAAATGCCGATTCTCATGAGTATCTTATTAGAACAAGTACAGACTATGTTGGTACTTCAGCGGTAACAGATACTACAGTTCAAGCTTTAATTGATGAAATTACACAATTAAGACAAGAAAATTTAGATTTACAACAACAATTGCTTTCAGGAAGCTTAAAAGTATAATAGATGAACGAAATAATTAACATAATTCCTATTTCTCCAGCAAATTTTGAATTTCAGGAATATAATTCTGATGATTTATCTTTAATTCAAACTCAAGAAGTAGAAATTTCTTTTAATCCTGAAACAGATTATATTGAATATTATATTTATGACATAAATGGAAATACATTAATAGAAAATATAAATGGTTATCCTGGGTATAAATTAATAGATAATCAAGTTTCAATAGATCCTTTAAAAGACCTAACAGCTTATGGTTATGATCAGGGAGCTTATAATACACTATATAATTTTTTAAGAAGAAGATTATCATCAAAAAACTTATGTTCAATGCCCAATGTATTCTCATCACACTCATCCTCAACAAGGATGTAATCACGGGAAGGCATCTATTCACCACTACGAAACAGAGTCTTAGAATAGCCACTAATAGTAATATTAGTTTGACCGGTAACATTGGAACCCATAGCAACAACATAAACAGCATTGGTAACTTGAGTACCAACCAACCCAGTTGGACTAGAAGAATTATAGCGACATATCATCTCACCAGTCCAAGTTAACTCAAAAGGTATATGCTCTCCATTAATAAGAGTAACAGTCTCCTCATCAGGGGGAGTACTGGGAGGAGGCTGCCTCCAAGAAGACATAGACGGCATAGAGCGTACAACCTGAACCTTATCCAAGACAACATAGCGATCATAACCTTCAGGGTCAAGAAAAC